GGCGCGCAGAGGCGCCGAAATAAACAGTTTTTCGGCTCACATGGGTAGTCGTTTATTTCGGGCGCATGAGCACTCAATCTGATCGCTTGCTAGGGGGTGCCATCCGGGTCGCAAACAAGGCCCAGTGTGCGGCGTTCTTTGACGTGACGCTGAGCACTATCGAGGCATGGATTCGGAAGGGCATGCCGGTTCAGCAGGCGGGCTCTAGGGGGGTGTCATGGGAAATCGACCTCCTAGATGCCTGCAAGTGGCGGTTTGCTGGGCAGAGCAGCGGGGGGGATGTTGACCCTGAGACCCTGGACCCCATGCAGCGCCGCGCCTGGTACGAAGGCGAGGCAAAGCGGCGCGACCTCCAAGTCAAAGACCGGCAGCTGATCCCGGTGGCCGAGGTCGAGGAGACCATCGCGACCGCCTTTGCAGCGTTGGCGGCTGACGTCCGCGCCATCCCCGACAACCTGGAGCGCCGCTCCGGTGTCTCCGGTGACGTGGCCGAGCTGGTCGAGGAAGCGCTGAACGAGGCAATGGACGCGATGGCTGACCGCCTGGCCGTGCTGGCGCCGGTCAGCGAGGAGGAGTTGGCAGCATGACGGTCTTCGCCTCTGCCGCCCCCATCATCCGGCACGCCGCCAGCGCCTTCCGGCCACCCAAGCGCGTCAGCGTCTCTCGGGGCGCCGAAGAGTCTCTGGTGATCCGCCAGCCGGGCGGCTACTCGGGCAACTGGTCGCCGACCGAGACGCCCTACATGGTCGAACCGATGGACATGCTCGCCAGCCGGCGACATGAGGCCGTTTGCTTTGTCGGCCCGGCCCGAACCGGAAAGACGATGGGCCTGCTCGACGGCTGGATCGCCCGCAACGTCACCTGCGACCCGGGCGACATGCTGGTGATCCAGATGAGCCAGGAGAAGGCCCGCGAGTTCAGCAAAACCCGCGTGGACCGTGCCATCCGCCACAGCCACAAGCTCTCCGAGCTGATGAGCCAGCGAGGACATGACGACAACACCCACGACAAGCTCTTTCGCCACGGCATGTGGCTCAAGATCGGGTGGCCCTCGGCCACGCAGCTCTCGTCCTCGGACTACCGCTACGTCGCGCTGACCGATTACGACCGCATGCCCGACAACATCGACGGCGAAGGCTCGGCCTACGCCCTCGGCTTGAAGCGCACGCAGACCTTCCTGAGTCGCGGCATGTGCATGGTCGAAAGCAGCCCCGGCCGGGAATACACAGACCCCTACTGGAAGCCGCAGACCCCGCACGAAGCCCCACCGGCCACCGGCATCATCGGCATCTACAACCGCAGCGACCGCCGCCGCTGGTACTGGCAATGCCCCGACTGCTCCGAGTTCTTCGAGGCATCCCCCGGCATTGGTCTCTTCTCCACCCTGCCGCCCGAGAACCAGCTGCTGGAAGAGGTCCGCAGCGCCAACCTCGTCAGCCTGGCCGACCAGCACGCCGTCATCGTCTGCCCGCACTGCGCAACCCTCATCGAGCAGCGCCACAAGCCCCATCTGAACGATCCCGCGCGTGCGCTTTGGCTCGCCGATGGGCAGACCGTCACCCGCGACCGCGAGGTGATCGGCGAGGCCCCGCGCTCCAGCATCGCCGGCTACTGGCTCGGCGGCGTCGCTGCGGCCTATCAGAAGTGGGATTCCATCCTGCTGCGCTACCTGCAGGGCCTGCGCGAGTACGCCCTGAGCGGTTCCGACCTGACCTTGAAGGCCACGATCAACACCGACCAGGGGGCGCCGTACATCCCCCGGCATCTGCTCGCCGACAAGGAAGCCGGCATTGAAGAGCGAGCCGAAGACCTGCAGCGCTTCCACGTCCCCGACGAAGCCCGCTTTCTCGTCGCCACCGCTGACGTTCAAGGCGGCACCAATGGCCGCTTCGTATGCGAGGTCCGCGCCTTCGGCGAACACCTGGAATCGTGGCTGGTGGATCGGTTCAGCCTGAATACCACCGAGCGCGGCGGTGTGGCCGCCCAGGTAGACCCGGCCGGCTACCCCGAGGACTGGGACTTGCTCACCCAGAAGCTCGTCACCGCCACCTACAAAACCAGCGCCGGCCGCGAGCTTCGCGTGCTGCGCACCGCGGTGGACACGGGCGGCGAGGCAGGGACCACACCGAACGCTTATGCCTGGTATCGCCGCCTGCGCAAGCAGCAGCTATCGGCGCGGGTCATGCTCATCAAGGGCGCAGACCGCCCTGGCGACGGCAAGCCCGTTGTCAAGGGAACGGCCCGCACGAACGAGGGCCGGCCCATGCCGGACATGCCCATCTGGTTGGTGGACACCAACTACTTCAAAGACCTGGTGGCCGGCTCGCTGCGCCGGAAGGTTCCCGGCCCCGGCTTCTTCCACGCCCCGAAGTGGCTGCCCGCCAGCTACTTCGAGGAACTGCGCGCCGAGGTGCGCGATGCGAAAGGCAAGTGGAAGAAGGTTCGCAGCAGAAACGAAGCCCTAGACCTTTGGGTCTACGCCCTGGCCGTCTGCGAGTCCCTGGGCTATGGCCCCAAGGGGCGACTGACTTGGGACAACCCGCCCCCGTGGGCACGACGACTTGATGCCGAGAACAGCGAACTCATCACCAGCGAGGAGCGCCGTGCCGAACACAAAGCCCAGCGACCACAAGCCGCAATCCGACATGATGACGACTGGAACTTTGACCGCCGAGCTTGATGATGCCGAGTTGCTGAGGAATGATGTCTTCGGAATCCTCATGCAATTTCGGAGCGGCTATGGGGCGCCTGCCATCAGCCCAGACCTAAGCGACGACGAGCTGAGGGCCTATGCAGATCGCTTCGCTTCTGCGCTTCACCAAGTCATTGGCGGCCACTACATCCAGAAGCCGAACTCCAGTCCAGCGGCTCGCGCAGCTCGTTACGCCGCCATCTATGAAATGTGGAACGGCAAGAACAGAGATCAGGTCATGCGGCACTTCGGCATCAGCAGGCGCTGGTTCTATTCCGTCATCGCACATGAGACCAAGAGGCGCCAGCGAGTCGCCGTCATTGAAAACACGAACGGAGGAGCCCATGGCTCAAAATGAGTTGGAACCTGATTTCTCTGATGTTCTGCGTGAGTCAAGAGTCAACGAATTAGCCAAAAGGCTTGACGTTTTCAGCGAGGGAGACATTTGCCTTCTGGCCAAGGTCAGCCCCAGCACGGCAGAGAGCTGGCGCAAGCGCGGCAAAGGCCCCGCCTACGTCCTCTTCGGCAACCGCTACCTCTACCCCCGCCAGGCCGTCGCCGAGTTCTTGCAGAGCCAACTCCGCGAGCGCAATGACTCCACGAAAGGTTCACTGTGAGCAAAAAGATCAGGGAGCGCCGCAGCAATCTGCCACCGAATGAGCTTGGTGGTCTGCCTGCCCGAGTCGCAAATGCGCTGCACGCCGAAGGACTCAGAACCGCTGAAGCCGTTCGTGAGGCGGTGGCGCGTGATGACGTGTTGCGCATCCCAAACCTTGGCCCGGGTGCGTTTTTGCAGATCCACGATTGGCTTGTGAAGAAGGGGCTTCTGCACGTTGAGCAGGAGTTCAAAAGCCAACAGAAGACGGAGACGGTCCAGCGCGTCTACTGGACATGCTCGGTCGAAAGCCACCGCCATCCAACGCAGACGGCAGCGATTCACTGCATGCAAAGGCAACGCCGAAAGGCGGCGGATCTGAAACGCGAGCAGATCAAGGCCGAGCAGGCAGCCCTCAGTGAGCGCGAGCAGCTCCGAATTTTCCGCGAGGTGATTAGTGGACGGTCGCCGGAAGAGTTGGGGGTTGATGAGGCCGCTGCCCGAGTTGCGGTCGTAATGGCTCGGCGACTCATAGAGCCATTCTGGGACATGAAGAACGAAGGCGACTTCTTGGTGATGCTCAGCATTGGCGGGATGCGCCAGCAAAAGGAACGGGTCTTGGCCTGTCTGGAGCGATACGAGAAGTCAAAGGCCCAGTAAGGCAAGACTGCAGGACTTTAAGGAGCCCCGCCAGCCAACGCTAGCGGGGCTTTCGCTTTTCTGGTTGTGCGCTTCGCTCGTGCGACTGCACACCCCCATCGCCAGAGTGCTGTCTCATGCAGGACAGCACCCTCAAGTGGTACGAAATCAAGGCCCAAGCCAAGGCGGAAGACAAGCCCGCGCGGGCTGAGCTTTACGTCTACGGGAACATCGGCGACCGCTGGGATGAAAACGGCGTCGTCGCGGCTGATCTGGTCAAAGACCTGAACAGCCTGGACGTGGATGCCATCGACGTCCGCATCAACTCCTACGGCGGCAGCGTCACCGATGGCATCGCCATCTACAACGCACTGAAGCGCCACAAGGCCACCGTCAACACCTTCGTGGATGGTGTGGCCCTCTCGATGGCCGGCTACATCGCCATGGCCGGCGAGACCGTCACCATCGCCAAGAACGCCCAGCTCATGGTGCATGCCCCGTGGGGCATCTCCATCGGCAACGCCGCCGAGCTGCGCGCGCAGGCCGAGGTTCTGGACCGCTACGCCAAGGCCATGGCCAGCGCCTACGCCGACAAGTCCGGCAAGAGCCAAGCCGACGCGCTTGCCCTGCTGACCGATGGCAAGGATCACTGGTACTCGGCCGATGAAGCCGTGGCCGAGGGTTTTGCCGACGTCATCGGCGAGGCCAGCGGCGCGCAGGCCAGCCTGGCGCAGAGCTTCGACCTTTCCCGCTTCAAGCCTGCGGCGCCTGCCGCTTCCGCCGCGCCCGCGGCCTCCACCGTTCAACAACTGCCGGCCGCCACCGCTGGCGCCCATCAGGAGCCCTCCATGACCCAGGTCATCGATCCGGCGGCAAAGCCCGCCGTTCCCTTCGCCCGCACCAAGGCCGACAACGACCAGGTGCTGGCCATGTTCAAGCCGTTCCTGAGCCGCGATGGCATTCAGGCCCTGCAGACCGAAGTGCTGGCCGATCCGGGGCTGACCGTCGAGGCGATCCAGGCCAAGCTGCTGACCGAAGTGGGCAAGAACGCCACGCCGGCCAACCCGCAGAACGCGGGCACGCGCATCGAGACCGTCGAAGACGAGAGCGACAAGCGCCGCGAGGCCACCGTGAACGCGCTGCTGGTCCGCGCTGGCGTGCAAGTTCCGGACGGCGTGCGCGCCAGCATGGCCAGCAACCCGTTCCGCGGCCACAAGCTGCTCGACATTGCCCGCGCCAGCCTGGAAGGCATCGGCGTCAAGACCCAGGGCATGGGCCAGATGGAAATCGTCGGCGCCGCGTTCACGCAGAGCACCAGCGACTTCCCGGTCTTGCTGGAAAACGCGATGCACAAGGCGCTGCAGGCCCGCTACGCCCGCGCCGCCCTGACCTGGAGCCGATTCTGCAAGACCGGCTCGGTGAGTGACTTCCGCGCTCACAACCGCTACCGCACCGGCAGCTTCGGCGCACTCGATGCGGTGAATGAGCTGGGCGAGTTCGTCAACAAGACGATCCCGGACGGCGAGAAGGGCACCATCACCGCTGGCACCAAGGGCAACATCATCAACCTGTCGCGCCAGACCATCGTGAACGACGATCTGGGCGCGTTCATCGGCCTGGCCTCGGACCTGGGCTGGGCTGCCGCCCGCACGGTGGAAGTCGATGTCTACGCCCTGCTGGCGCTGAACGCCGGCCTCGGCCCGACGATGACGGACGGGCAAACGCTGTTCCACGCGTCGCACAACAACATCACCACCGGCGCTGCGCTGAGCATGGCGGCGATCGATGCCGATCGTGTGGCCATGGCCTCGCAGCTCGACATCAGCGGCAATGACTACCTGGATCTGCGCCCGGCCGTCCTGCTGGTGCCGATTGGGCTGGGCGGCACCGCCCGCACCATCAACGATGCGGTCTACGACCCCGACACCGCGAACAAGCTGCAGAAGCCCAACATGGTGAACGGCCTGTTCCGCGACATCGTGGACACGCCGCGTCTCACCGGCACCCGCCGCTACGTCTTCGCCGACCCGATGGAGGCCGCGGTCTTGGAAGTCGCCTTCCTTGACGGTAATCAGGAGCCTTTCCTGGAGCAGCAGAACGGCTTCGACGTGGACGGCTCGCGCTGGAAGGTCCGCCTGGACTACGGAGTTGCCGCCATCGACCACCGCGGCGCCGTGACCAACGCCGGCGCCTGATGAACCAGCCGGCCCTTCGGGGCCGGTCTTCCAACACCCAGCACTTCTAGGAGCCGCACATGGCCAAGAACTTCAAGCACGAGGGCGACGCCCTCACGCTCACCCCGGGCGCCGCCGTTGCTTCGGGCACTGGCTACCTCTTCGGCACGGCGCTGTTCGGCATCGCGCTGAAGGATGTCGCCAGCGGCGCGCCTGGCCCGTTCGCCACCGAGGGCGTGTGGGAAATGCCCAAGACGAGCGCACTGGCCATCAGCGTCGGTGACCGTCTCTATTGGGACGCCACCAACAAGGTCGTGAACAAGACCACGATCAGCCAAGAGTGCATCGGCGTGGCGGTTACCGCCGCAGCCAACCCCAGCGCGACCGTGTGGGTCAAGTTGGGCGTCTCGGTCATTGAGGGCACCTAAGCCGTCATGAGCCTGGCCGCGCTTCAATCTGGCACTGAGGTGGTGTATCGCACCTTCGGCGTCTCTGCGGGCTACCTGCCCCGGGACTCCTATGGTGCGGCGACACCGCTCACGGTGCTGGTGGAGCGCGACCTGAGCCGATTCGGCGAGGTGGCCGCAGTCAATGCCCGCACGGCCATCGTCTGCGTCCGCAAATCCGACCTGGCCGGCGCCCCGCGCCGCGGCGACCGATTCACCGTTGGGGACGAAACCCTGACCGTGGACAGCCTGCAGGCCAGCGACGAGTTCGAGCATCGGGTGTTCGCGGCATGACCCGGCTCAGCTACGAGTTCCTGGCCAACCAGGAGCAGATCAAGGACGCGATCAGCACCTTCGAGTTCATCGGTGGCAACACCGAAGAAGCGATCAAGGTGGCGATCAACAAGACCGTCCCTCGTGCGCGCACCCTGGCCAGTTCCAAGATCCGCGAGCAAGTACGGCTCACGGCCGGCTATGTCAACGACCGATTGGTCGTCCGACGCGCTACCGCCAAGAAACTCAGCGGCGCTATCAGCACGCCCAGCCGTGGCCTGTTGCTGTCCCGCTTCAGCACCGACGCGCTCATTGCCAGCGACCGCGTGGGCTGGATTCGCGCGCCCGAAACGCCGCCGCGCGGCATCCGCGTCAAGGTCAAGCCCGGCGGCCCCACCAAGGAAGTCAAGGGCGACAACGAGACCACCGGGAAGCCGTTCTATGTGGTGCTGAACAAGGGCCAGAACATCGGCATCGCCGCACGCCTCAAGTCGGGCACCAAGCGCAACAGCTTCAAGGTCTTCAGCGGTCCCAGCCTCTCGCAGGTTTTCAACACCGTGCGCGACGACATCACGGGGCCAGCCGGTGACATCTACGCCGCGCAGCTGATCGACGCGATCCGCTACCTCACCCGCAAGCAGCTGCCCGCGGAGTGACGCCATGGCCACCGCTCCGTTCCCGCCCATGACGCCCCTGCGCGAGCGCCTGTTGGCCGCCATCACGGCCGCCGTGGGTGGCGAGTACGGCTTGCCGGCACCCGAAGACGAGCGCGACTTTCCGGTCTGTCTGGTGCAAGACAGCGCCGATGAAGTGACGCCCAACTACGACAGCAGCCTCTGCGTCACCCAAATCGCCGTTGGCCGGGGCGCCGTTGCGCTCACCAACGACCGGGTGGAACTGCGTTCTCACGCGCACAGGCTGCTCGCCAGCATCGTCACCGACATGCATGCCGACCCCACATTTGGCGAGTTGGCGGATGGCGTCGATTACCTCGGCGGCGGCATCCAGTCCGAGGCCGGCAAGTTTGTGTTTGCTGAAGCCTCGTTCCGCGTTCGCTGGCGCCATGTGGCCGGCAATCCCTACCTGCGCGACCCCGCGTAACCCCATCCCAACAGGAGCACATCATGGGTCAGCCCATCATCCGCTACGAATCCGGTCAGACCGCCTACCCGTTCGAGGCCATGACCGTGGCCACGGACAACAAGACGCACTCGGCCACCTTCTCGCCGATTTCCAATGCGGCCGGCGCCGAGCCGGTTGTGGCGCCCTACGGTCTGCTGACGGGCGGCGCCGTCACCGCCACGGCAGTGAACGACCAAGTGGCCGTCGCTGCGCTCACCGCCAGCATGGCCGGCGCCACCGGCGCTGACGCAAACGGCGTCGTGTCGGTCGCGGGCGGCAACCTGAGCATCACGCGCCCGGCCACGGCGGTGGCCAAGATCATCAGCATCACCGTCACCAGCAGCGCCGCTCTTGCGGCCGTGGTCGGCACCGATGGCGCCACCACCACGTTCAGCGAGACCCGCGGCGCTGCGGGCGGCCCGCCGTTCATTCCGGTGGGCAGCATCGAGATTGGTCAAGTGCGTGTGACCTCGAACACCGCTGCAGTCATCACCTCGGGCCAGATTTACGCCGTGCCCGGTCTGCATGTCGAGCGCAGCGATTACCCGGTGTATCAGCTCAACTACGCCACCGGCCAGGTGGTGTTTGCCGACGCCTTGCCGCTGGTGCACACCGGCTCGCTGCCGAAGAAGGTCTACATCAAGGGCGCCACGCCCTTGTTCGCCCCGCTGCCGAATACCTCGGACTGGGTGCCGGCCGAATCGACGTACTCGATCAACTCCACCGACACCTACGACGGCCCGGTGGGCTCGTCGAGCGCTTCGCTGGGTCAGGCCACTTTCAATGCGGTGCTGCGCGACGGCATCACCGATGGCTTCCTGGCGCAGAAGGGCAAGAACATCTGGTTCGAGTTCCGCCCCGACCGCGACAAGACCCTGCCGAAGCAGCTCACCCAGGGCATCTTTGGCGTGTCGCGCACCTTCCCCGCGGGCGGCGGCAGCTTCACCGCATCCTGCACCGTGACCCCGCGAGACGCGACGGTTGACGTGACCGCCTAAGCAGCGGTCATGAACCTCGACAAGTTCGTCAACACCCAGGCCAAGCCCCGCACCAAGGATGTCCCGGTGCCGGAGCTGGCCGGGTGGGGCCTGTACGAAGAGGGCGAGCCACTGGTGTGGACCGTTCGCAACCTGAGCGCGCTGGAGTTCTTCCGGTGCGCGCAGGCGCAGAACGAGGCCATTCAGCGATTGCACCAGGCGCTGAGCACGGCCCTGTCGGGCTCCGAGCAGGCGGTCGCCGATCTGCGCGCAGTGGCCGAGCAGACCCCGGGCGAGTTCAGCAAGAAGATCGAGATGCTGCTGGCGGCCAGTGTGTCGCCGCCGCTCAAGCCTGAGCACCGCGACGTCGTGGTCAAGCTCAGCGAGCAGCATCCGGCCGTCTTCTTCCGGCTCGTCTCCGAGGTCGAAATGCTGTTCGTGCAAGGGGGTGAGCTGGGAAAGCCCGCGCCCTCTGGCAAGACGACCGAGTGAGGCTTGCCATGCACTTGGCCGACCGGGGAGGGCGCTTCTTGTTCGAAGCCCGCCCCGACCTCTTCCCAGAGGGCATGTTGACGCCGCTGGAGGAGACCCTGTGGGGGCTCTTCTACGAGGAACGGTCGGAACAACAGAAGCGCCACACGGCGCAGCGGTGAGCGAGCGTGGCTGAATCATCCAAGACCATCGAGCTGGTTTTCCAGGGCATCGACAAGACCGCCGCGGCCACGCAGTCGGCGCTGTCGAACGTCGAGAA